GATAAGCAACCTAAGACAGCTAAGTATACTAAGAAAGGTTACTATACTGCAGCTACTGCACGTATGCTAAGTGAATATCTTAACATGGATATTAAACCTGAAGATACACGCAGATGGCCTGCAAATAAAGAGTTTCAAAGAAAAGAAACTAAGAAGGCTAACATGGGTAACCTAGCACAAGTTAAAGAATATTTATACTCAATCGGATGGCAACCTGATGATTGGAAAATGGAAAGAATGGGTAGAGAATTCATTAAGAAAACACCTAAGCTTACTAAAACTTCTTTAGAAAAACTTGGCAACGAAGGTATAATGATAGATCAATGGACTACATTTAGATCACGTAAAGGTGTTGTTGAAGGCTGGCTTAATAACTTAAAAGATAATAGATTGCATGGTAAACTATGGATTGTAGGTACTCCTACATTCAGATGTCGTCATGAAGTTATTGCTAATCTTCCAGCAGCTGATGCTACACTTGGTAAATCAATTAGAGAATTACTAGTAGCTGAACCTGGTAGAAAGATTGTAGGCGCTGATTCTAGTGGTAATCAATTCAGATCTCTTGCACATTATGTTAAAGATAAAAGTCTTACAAATCAAATACTTAGTGGTGATATACATCAGTATAACGCAGACATTATTAAGACTGATAGACGTACTGCAAAGACCTGGATCTATGCATTTCTATTTGGTGCTGGTGCTACTAAGCTTGGTAAAGTACTTACAGGTAAGGGTAATCTAAATGCTGGTAAAGAATCTATCGAAAGATATGGTGATGCTATACCTGGTTTGAAAGCATTGAAAGATAGATTAACTTCTATATGGAATGTAACAGATTGTCATAGCTCTAGTGTTGAAGGTTATGTACCTGGTCTTGATGGTCGTAAAGTTTTTGTACCACAAGATTATCAAACTCTTAATTACTTATTACAAAGTTGTGAAGCTATCACTACTAAAGCTGCATTACATTATCAGATGCGAAAGATTAAGGAAGAAAAACTTAACGCTGATCCTAGACTTTATTATCATGATGAAGTAGCATGGTCAGTAGCAGAAGAAGATGCTGAGAGAGTATTAGAAATACTTACAGAATCATTTGCCGAAGGTCCTAAAGAAATGGGCGTAGATATTATGGCAGGTGAAGGTACAATAGGTAATAACTATGCAGAGGTACACTAATGATTGTAGATATTAATGTAACAAAAGACTTTGTTAATCAAAGAGATGCTCGTGCTGAGAAGTATAATCCACGAGGACGTTCACTAGAACAGTTAAAACTTGATATTGAATGTGAAATATTTGAATGGCACATGATTGATAGAGGTACATGGAAAGACCATGATGCTTGGCAAGTCGATGGTGTTGATCAATTATATGGTAATGTTGATGTTAAGTTTATTAAAACCTGGTACAATATACCATGTAATAAAATGGTTTACTTACTAAAGCAAAGAGATATAACAGATAACTTTTATTTCTGTGAATGGAAAGATAGACCACAAAGATTATTAGAAGTAATGGATACTGTTAAGGTAAATACTCTTGGTGTACTAGAATACTGGGAGTTAGTCGATTTAATTAAACCTTCTAAGTTTAACGGATTTTACGCAGATATTCGTAAACATTTAGAAAGAAAGGACAAAGATGAAAAATAAATTTATGTTTGTAGATACTGATTCTATATTCTTTAAGGTTGCATATAAATCTAAGAATCAATCTGAACTAAGACGAAGCTACAATGCTTTCTGTAGAAACATGGAATTAGAAATAAGAAATAAACTAATCAATCCATTTGATGACACTGAAAAGCTAACAGTTTTATATGCAGTTAAAGGTAAAGGTAATTTCAGAAAAGATTTGAGTGCTGATTACAAATCTCAGCGTCCTGAATTAGATAAAAGTATTAAAGATAAACTGAATTACTTACACAAATATTCAGTAACTAAAGGTGCTATTCAAGCTGATGGCATGGAAGCTGATGATCTAGTTTCTATATGGGCTTATGAAGCGCTAGATAGAAAAGATGAGTACGTAATTTGTGGTATTGATAAAGACTTATTACAAATACCTGGTCATCATTACAACTACGGTAAAGATACTTGGCAGCTTATCAATGAAGAAGAAGCTTTACATAATCTATATCTTCAATGCTTAACTGGTGATAACATAGATAATATACCAGGTCTTAAAGGTATTGGCCCTAAGAAAGCCGCAAAGATATTATCTGGCGTACCACTATCAAGACAATGGAATAAGATTAAACAAACCTGGAGAGAGCATGAAAGATCTCAGCAGGAGTTAACGCTTAGCCATAGACTTCTAAGCATGCTTAAATCATGGAGTGAATATGAAGATCTTAGAACACACATTCAAAATAAAACCCCTATCAGCAAACCAAATGACGTACAGGAACAAAGCGATAAAGCAAATCAAGTACGTTAATTATCAGAATGAATTAAGAGATGAACTCAAAGGAGTTAAGTGGCCATTCGAACCGGCACAACTCCTAGAGTTTGAAATTATTGCTGGAGTATCTAACAAAGCAGCTGACTTAGATAATATAGTTAAGCCTTTGTTAGATACTTATCAAGGTATCTTTGAAGAATTTAATGACAATAAAGTTTATCATATAAAATTATATAAACAATTAACAAATAAAGGTGATGAGTATTTATACGTAAAAATAGAAAGGTATATAAATGCTTTACCATTAACTGTAGTAAACAACAAAGAGTTGTTAGAAAGGACAGTACGAAGTGGGAAATTATAAACAAACATCGTGCCCAGAATGTGATTCATCAGATGCATTTACGATCTATGACGATGGCGCATACTGTTTTTCATGTCAATATTCAACTAAGAAAGTAAACAATATGAATGAGTTAGAACCTGTTGCTAAACCTAATAATAGCACAACACTTAATGAAATCCATGAGTTAAATAGTTTTGCAATTACTTCTCGTGGTATAAGTAAACAAGTAGTAGATCACTTCGGAATTAAGATGGCTGTAAATCCTGATGGTTCTGGTGGCTCACACTTTTATCCGTATACAAATAACGGTAAGCTTGCTGCTTATAAAGAACGTAAATTACCTAAAAGTTTTATAGCTCACGGTAATTTTAATGACGCCGAATTGTTTGGTCAATCAGTTTCTAGTGGTGGTAAGTCACTTGTAATAACTGAAGGCGAGCTAGATGCTTGTGCAGTAGCACAAAGTTTCCTAGATAAATACAATAGAATATTTCCTGTAGTATCTATACCTAGTGCTACAGGTTGTAAAGTAGTACTAGCACAACGAGAATGGATTAGAAGATTTGAAACTGTAATACTATTCTTTGATCAAGATGAAGCTGGTAAAGCAGCAACACAGAAAGTAGCTAAGATAATTGGTGCTGGTAAAGTTAAAGTTGCTAAGCTACTAGAGAAAGATCCATGCGAACAACTACTTAAGCATGGTTCAGCTAGCTTACTACAAAGCTACTGGGATGCAGAGACTTGGTCACCCGCTGGTTTAGTAATGGGTGAAGCTATATGGGAACAGTTTCAACAACGACAAAAGACTAAGTCAAGACCTTATCCTAATTGTTTAGCAGGACTAAATGAAAAGCTTAAAGGTATTAGACAAGGTGAAATTACTTTGTTTACTAGTGGCACTGGCTCTGGTAAATCTACAATTGTTAAAGAAATTATACTTGATTTGCTTGAAGAAAAGACAGATGCTAATGGAGTAGTAGAAGAGTCTAACAAAGTAGGTTTGATATCACTCGAAGAAAGTGTTGGTGATACTGCTGAAAAGTTTATTGAAATGTCATTGAATCAAAAGCTAGATAATGCAGATGACATATCAGAAAATACATTGAGACATGGCTTTGAGAAAGTATTTGGTGATGAACGATTAGTATTACTAGATCATCAAGGTTCTGTAGGTGACTCAACACTAACCGATAAGATAGAATACATGTGTCTAATGGGTTGTAAGTATCTTGTACTAGATCACATTACTATTGCTGTATCAGAAGGAGCTGAAGGTTTATCTGGTAACGAAGCAATCGATAAAGTAATGAGTGACTTACTTAAGATTACTAAGAAACATAATGTATGGTTATGTTTAATATCACATCTAAGAAAAGCTCCTGGAGGTGGTGCTTCATTTGAAGAAGGTAAGCTAGCATCAATTGATGATATTAAAGGTAGTGGTTCTATCAAACAAATATCATTTGATATAGTAGCATTCGCTAGAAACCTAGTAGCTAACAATGAAATTGAACGTAACACTATTAAGTTTAGAGTATTGAAATCTAGATTTACAGGTCTTACAGGTTCAGCAGGTGCAGCTATGTATGATAACAAGACGGGGAGACTAACTTCAACTAATATTTTCTCGGAGGTTTAATGAGCAACTATACAGATGCAATAACTAAACAAGACAGATACGATAAGTTGTATTTAAATATTGCAAAAGAAGTAAGTAACATGTCACACGACACTGATAATAAAGTTGGTGTCGTTGTAGTTAAAGACAACAATATACTTGCATTCGGATTTAATGGCATGCCTACAGGTATGGATAATGAATGTAAAAATTCTAATGGATCTACAAAGAAAGAAGTTATACATGCAGAAGCTAATGCATTATGTAAGATAGCAAAGGGTACAGTAAGTTCAGAGGGTGCTACATTATATAGCACTCTCTCACCTTGTATTGAATGCGCTAAGCTCATAATGCAAGCAGGTATAACAAGAGTTCTTTTTAATGAAACATATACTGATGAAGCAGGTATACTATTGCTATTAAATAATAATATAAAAGTGAAGGGCGTAAAATGGAGGAACAACTTGACTACCTAAAGAAAAAGATTACTAAATCCAAAGCGCATATTGCCTGTAATCTTTTGAAAGAAACTTCGTTAGAAGATCTTAAAGCCTATTTAGTATTCACAATGGATACTATACAACAACACTTTGCTCGCAACAGTATGAGAGGAAACAAATCATATCAAGGTGAAGCTAACCTTACACATTTAAGTGTAGCTATTGGTACTCATATATTAGAACAAATAAAATACTCTAATGAAAATGATGCACCATGGGATTGGTTTAAACTTAGAGTTATGATGGGTGATTTGTTTCTTGAACCTTTCTATCAGACACACCAAATTAATATAGGTAAGACTAGAGATAATACTTTTATTCCTGTAGAATCTTTAGATCGTAGTCTTAAAAGAAGTCGTGCACATTACATAGTAGTACCAGAGAAGTGGGATCTACTTGTACCTGAAGGTAGTATAAATTTATTAAGAGGAACTGTATTTGAAAAACCAGAACCTATTAATAATTTAATGCAACCTACTGAAAGACCTGTAATAAAAGGTTGGACACATGATAGAAGCAAAGAGTTTAAACCATACTTAATAAATAATTTTATTAAAAGTATGAATGTATT